TGAAAACGATTGTTAAAAAGAAATTAGAAATCGAAACCAAGCGACATGATTTCGATAACGAATTTGCTTACATCGAAACGTGGCATAATACCCAGCTAAAAGATTGCTTCTTCGCAGAAAAACAATTCCTCTGGCCTGATGGCAGTCTAAAGGCTGGAGGTAAAAAATATTTTTTAGGTAGGAATCCAGACTGCCCCGAAAAAGAAATTCAATGTATTAACTACAATAATTTTAGTCACTTCGACCACCTTTACCATTTGAGTGAAAATGGAGAGGTCATAAACATTCTTAATATATGAGCGAGTCCAGCAATACATTTCATATGAACTCGTCTCCAGCAGACAGTTCGTCATTTACATTGTATACAAACCCTTTTATGCCTCAAGCAATCCAGACTGGATTCAGCGACACCGCACAGAAACAATTTCAATTAAAATTTAATAAAGGTTTCATTTTTGATTACGCTAATGGTGGCAAAAGGGTTGAAGTCGGAGGACTAAGCCACGACATTGGAGAAGATAAGGAAAGTTTTCAATTAAAAATTGAATTTAACCATCATAATGGAGCGATTCTTAATGCAGAAATTTTAAAACAATCGGATGGAGGCGCATCATTTACTAATTTTGCAGCTGACAGTCAGATAGAAGGAGAGGAAGTTACGCTTGTTCCAGAAGCCGTATATTTCATAGATGTGTGCGAAGTAGAAGGCGGGACTCCTCAAGAAATCTACATAAGAGAAAATATCCACCTACATATTAGAGGTCATATTCAACATTTTGATGAATTTGTGGATGAGGACGGTAATGCGGGAGTAGGTAATGGAGTTATGAAACCTCTTAGTTCTCTAGATGCGAATGGCACAATTGAATATAGAGCGTTGTGCAAAGACCCAGAAGAGGGTAATGAATTAAGAATAAGGACAGAGGGAAGCAATATTTACTTTTTCGTTCCAAGTGGTTCATGCTCAAGCTAAAGATAAAGTTCATCAAAGAACCTATTCCCATTGTAAGCCTTATCGTCGATCCAGAAATCATATGCTGGCTTGTTCATCTTAAGCTCTGTATATTTGACCCCCCACTCTTCAAGCTGGCTCTTTGTTAACTCAGTCCAGTCTTTCCCCGAATTACCCCCTCTAGCTGTCCAGTAGATCACTGTGTTCCCACCATTAAATAGTCCATTAAAATACTCAATACGAGCTTTCATAGGACGAGCTAATTCATAGCTGCCCCGACTGTCGGTACAAATAGTCCCATCAATATCTACGATAAAAGTTTTCATAATTTTTTAATTTTTGTTATAATTTGGGTAGCACTTATGTTTTCAGAGAATGGAATGAAATATACCTCTGTTTGTCCACACTCTGCTTTCTCAGCGGGGTGTAATGTAGTGATACTATAATCTCCCCCTTTATACCAACGAGAGGGCTTAAAGTGTCTCAGGTAACCAGAGACTGTTGCTTCATTAAATACGAAAACGTAGTCAACACACTCATTGCAAGCCACAAGGAAAGCTCTCTGCTCTTGGCTAATAATGGGCCTTTCTGAACCCTTGTTCTTCCTAACACTTTCATCTCCATTTACGCCAACAACTAAGCTGTAATCACAAGGTAAATCTTCCTTGATTGACTTTAGAAGGTCTGCGTGACCCGCATGAAATAAGTCGAAGCAACCGTTTGTAAAAGCCATCTTTTCCGTTCCCATTGAAAAACGGTGCATGATCGTAGATGTATCAACTATTTTAGGGTGATTCATATTGTTGCTGTTCCAGCTTTACTAACAACAATGCTACAGCAAGTCTGAGCGTAGTCAATAGCTGAATCCATGTCTTGATTAAATAAATAATTAGTCGCGAAAGCAGCAAGGAAAGTATCTCCAGCACCACTGACATCCCTTACTTGAGCCACAGATTTTAAAGGGTATTTCTTTCCCCTGAACCTACACCCGTTACTCCCTAAAGTAACAATGAGGTTTTCCATCCCCATCCCTTCAAATCCATTCTCCTTATACTCCTTTTCATTAATTTTGATCAAATCAAACGAATTGGCCCATTGAGGGTTATATTTCTTTTTTGTATCTAAGAAAGACAATTGAGAGTTATCTGCAATATATTTTAAATCTCTGTCTGTCAGGTATCCCTTGTTATAATCAGAAACTATTACAGCGTCATAAGACCACACGCTTGCTTCGCGCAACTTTAATTTATTAATCTCTTTATACTCATCTGAATCAACCCGCAAAAACATTTGATTAGAATTGGAGTCAATGTATCTAACCTTCGCTCCAGTGCTTTGATTGCTTTTAATATCTACTTCCGCTTTTTCGCCTAAATTGTTAAGGCAAGCAAGAACATTTCTATGGACGTTTGAAGCCATACCCATGAAAGTAACTGAGTCCTCCTGCTTGAAAACAGGGACTGGAGCTTCTGGACATAATCTATCAGCAGACCCATAAGTAAAAATATCTAAGCATGACTCTCCAATAATTAATATTTTCATTTTTGTGAATCTCCTTTTTGGATTCTATAAGAATCATACTCAAAATGTTGAGTGCTAACTTCAAAAACTTTAGAATCCTCTAGGGCTATAAGCTTGTGAGGAATACATGGTCGCAAATGGACCGTGTCCCCTTCATTTAATTCAACAACCTTATCTCCCGCATCACTCAAATCATAATACTTCAAAAGCAATGTCCCTTCTATAACAGCCCAAGTCTCCTCTTTCTTGACATGATAATGCATAGAAAACTCCGCGCCCTTATTGAACTTCAAGATCTTACCACAATACAAGTCATTATTAGTGATCCAAACTTCTTCTCCCCATCCTTTAAGATGTTTTTGTACTTTTGAAAATACAGGCTCTAACTTCATTGACTAATTTTAACTAGAATACATGGAAATTCAAGAGCTAATAATAAAAAAACCGTCCTTGCGGGACGGTTTTTAAATGATTTAAATTTGTTTTATTTTTCTTCTCGCTCTTCTTCAGCTTTTCTCTTTTCTTTAGCTTCGACTTGATGAGCAATAGCAAAGTAACAGAAAAAAGATGTAATAGCGGATATAAGAATTAACTTCATTGCTTAATTACTAAAATTAAGACATGACGCTCTTATTTTTTATCTCCCTTGTCTTTCGCTTTACCAATATTGACACTAAGGAAGTCAACGATCTTGTATGCTTTAGCAAGGATAGTTCCTTCTTTGGGGGTGGGAGTTAAAGCTGCGAATGCGCTAGCAGCTGCGATAACAGCACAAGCCCAATTAAACCACGCTTGACCTTCGACGAATTGAATAAGTGTTTCCATAGAAATATTTTGTTTCTACAGCTTATTACACTAAACGAAAAAACAGGGAATTATCTGCCCTGCCCTCTATAGGGCTTTTTGTAGTTTTTCGAGCTTTTAATCTTAGAAGTCTTGCTTTTAGCATGTATGCCTTTACGTCTAATCTTCTTTTTTGCTTCGTAAGTATTTAATTTTTTCATTACTGATCCTTTACAAATTGTCCATCTACCATCTTGCCAGTACGACTCTTAATTACATCATAAGCTGCACTTAAACATTCTGTTGTATCAAAGCCAACCATTTTAGCCAGCAAAACAATAGTAACCAGCATATCCCCAATCCCATCCTTTACTTCTGAGAGGATGTCCTCTTCGTTTGGGGTTGGCATCCCAAGGTCTTCCATGAGATCTTGCTGATAACTAAAATCATTTAACTTTTCTAAAGCTTCTCTTGTTTCATCAAGCTCTTCTTGCGTTTTATCTAGTTGGCGCAATGGAGTAGAGGAGTCTAAAATTCCTTTGTTCACTCCCCACTCAATCACTAATTTACTTAGTTCTTCGTATTTCATAGATTCTTCTCTCTCCAGCATTTTGTTGAATGCGTCCTCAAAAGGTCTCATAGATTCACCATTTTAGGAGCAATCTCCTCAATTTCCTCACACAATCTTAAAATTTCAGAGGTTTGCATATTGAGTGCTTTTGTTTTTAATTTAAACATTTCATTGTAGAAACGTTGATAATCCTCTAATTGATAGATATACTCTTGACCAGCAATCTTAAGGATAAAGTCTCCATATGTTTCATATAACATTGGGTCAATGCATTTTTCAATTGGATCATAGGAAGCATTCCCTACAACGTAATCAAAAATGTCGTGACGATCCACATTAATATTCATTATTTCTTGACTCATAATCGTAATAGCGAGTCCACCGATAGATAAGAGGTGAACCCGCTTTTTTCTATAAACTGGATTTTAAAGCTCTTTAATCCGATTGATAACCATTTGATAAGTCTCGTCTGAAGGATCGTTCTTTCTATTAGGCGCAATCATTTTATGCGTTAAAATATTTTCAATCCCAAAATCAAATTTGTCCATAAGGTATTTGCATTTCTTAGCAGCGGAATCGATTTCAGCCGCACTGGGTGTGCGTTTGTTAGTGTCTCCATAGAAAGAGATCCCGACACTATGAGCATTTAAACCGCTCACCCCTTTCCAAGAAGATCTCCCTGCATGCCAAGCTCTTTTTTTATCATAGACGAACTGTGTGCGAGATCCATCAGCCGCAATAAGATAGTGATAACTAACCTTTGATTCAGCCTTCAAAATCCATGAACGAGTCCCATCATGACTTCCGCTGCTATGATGTAAAATCACATACTCCGGTTTAATCGTCCCAGACTGGTTTGGAGAAGCTTTGTAAACTTCAGGATAATCATCTTTAAGCTCTTCTACTGGTGGTTCTGGCTTTTCTGGCTCACCTTTGTCCTCATGGACAAGATTCTCCCAAATCATTTTCCATGTAGCGGGACCATCAATCCCGTCAGCTTTAAGGCCAAGTTTTTTTTGAACCTCTTTGACGACCTGATCTTTACCAGAAAAACGCATTTTTATTCAACTTCTGTTGGAGCCTCTACTTCTTCTTGTGGCGATTGCGATTTTGCTTGCTCTTGAATTTTGGTAGCAAGGAAAGAACCCGCTTCAGCAATCTGGAGTCCTTGAGCTTTTACAGCGACATCAATGATCTGAAGGAGTGCATTAGCCTCGTTTTCTTGTAAGGTAATTGTAATTTCGTTCATATGTAACTGATTATAGTTTCCGACAAGAATAATTCAACAAATTAACGTTCAAACTTTAATTTATTTTTTTTGTTTTTAGAAATGCATGTTTTATTACCATCCACATGTCTAAATACTTGTATTGCGCTAATCTACCTAAAAAAATTGTATTTTTTTCTCTGTCTGCTAGTGCTTTGTAGTCGTTATATTTTTTATGGGATTCCCCCCAAGGGATAGGATAAAAAGGGATGTCGTTTTCTTTAGCATCTCTTGAATACTCCCTCGTGATAACTGTCAAACCACTATGGTCAGTTGTAAAATACGAATGATCATATTGGCGAGTCCAAGGATTGCTATAATTACACTCATTGAAAACCAAGGTATTTTGCTTTTTAGAAGTGACCCTGTGTTCGAAATCAAGGGTTCTATATGGTAGAGTCCCGTAACAATTATCAAAATATTCGTCTATCTTGCCTGTATAAATCAACCTGTCATAAGACGAATTTTTCCAATCGTCTTTAGAGCAACCCAAGAAGACCTCAATTCCATCAAGCATTTTTTCAAACATCTTTGTGTATCCTTCTTTTGGTACGCATTGATATTTTTGCCCTTCAAACCAAGTTGGGTTTTCATAATCCTTCGTCTTGGGGATTCTATTTGTTATGCTTGATGGGATCTCATTAAATGGAACTCCCCATTGCTTTTCGCTATAATCACAAAAGACAAGATCCACAATTTCTTGTTCTGTAAGTTTAAATCCAATAGCCTCCTCACAACCTTTATCGCTATAAGGAAGAGGGATATCTCCAATTATTGTACGACCTATTGGTCTGTAATGTAACGGGGTCCATTCTGTATATTTAGACAAAAATTTAAAAACCTCTTCATCATCAGTATGGAAAATATGAGGACCATAGTTATGCATGATAGTTCCACACACATTACTGTCATAGCAGTTGCCTCCAATATGATTGCGAGATTCAAAAATCTGGACTTCATGCCCTTGATCTTTTAGTAACCGCGCACTTGTTATCCCGCTTAAACCACAACCAACAATAACAAACTTCATATGTTAAAATGCAATTTCATGCTCTTGCTCATTTTTTGAGAGTACTTTAAATTATTTTTACCTGAGAGTTGTTCGTTATGAGAGCAGTTATATATGGCCGCTCTAAAATCAATATCCTCACCTTCATACCCTTTATAATCGAAATATCTCCAAGAAAATACATGAGATCCTATCACTCTTATTAAATAAAATTTTTGTGTAGATCTAATTATAGTATTCTGAGATGAACTAAGATTAACATTTTTAAAATTAATTTGCTCTTTAAGTATGCTAGCTTTAGTTATATTACAAGTCCCGCACTTTTTATCAAAATTATCAATATACTTAAATGAATCCTCTATCCCCATTTGAATACCCTTATTTATTCTTAAAAAATCTTTGTTTGAATTATGAATAGTTCTAACTAGATCTCTATGTATGAAGTCATCCGCATCAACAATCATGACGTAGTTCTCATCGTCAACTTCACTTAAGGCTAAAATATACTTAGTGCCTTTATCTAATCTGACTTGAGGCCGTATAGTGCTTTGATCTGCTGGAGTGTCTATTTGCCAATTGTTTGGAGATGATGGAGGTGGCCAATCAACTTCTACAAACTTTACCTTTTTAATTTTTTTATTTTCTGGAAAGGTGTTTAGCGTTTTATTTGAAACTACTATTACTTCAAATCTGTCATCAAGTTGACCACATACAGAAACCAAAGTCTTTTCTAATAAATCCCAAATATCATTATATGAATGACAGTTTTCGTAATGTTTAACACATATAATAAAAGTAACCATTATTCCCCAAATTTATAACCAAAATATTCGATGTCTTTTGCATATTTTTCTGCAACAATTTGTTTTGTTTCTTCATCGTAGTATTCGGCGTAATGCTTATGTTTTGTTTTGTTTACGTGAGGAAGTTCTTGTTGCGGGACTCCAATTTTGTCGCAAATAGTATTAAAGTCTTCCTGAAGATTTTCAAACCTGCCAATAAAATCGACTAAGCATACGTCACCTTCAAATAGTTTACTATGCTGTGATGCATGTTTCGCAGGAAATGGATTTAATAAAAAATCCAAGAAGCTCAAGCCTTTAGCACTTTCTATATATCCATGTTGAGTATTATCTTTAACTCTAAAGAAATACTGAGACAGTAATTTATCCCAAGGATTACGTATAATAGAGAATTTGAAATAAGTATTAAATGCCTTCGGCTCATACTTTTTGTACCACCAAGCCCAATTATGCTTCTGCGGAGGGTTCTCAGCGTTTACTAGAAGCTTAGTAATACTACTACCACCAGTTTTGTTTATGTGTATAAAGATAAACTTATTTTTGCG